ACAGACCGATGATCCTTTCCATGGCATCCGACCTCAACACCCGCCAGATCGTGTGGGCAGGTCGCAAGACAGACGACGCACAGCAGACCATGGGGCAGGAGTTGCCCATCACCATCGAAGCAGAGTGGTTGGCGGGCGCTTACTCTGACCGCTACCGTGACGAGGCGCTCGCCCGTCTGCCCCTGTTCACTCACGAGGACTGACCCATGGCACGACGCGACACCATCGCCCCGATCATGGCACACTATGGATTTGTCGAGGTGCGCCGCTCACGCCATCGCATCTGGCAGCATCCCTCTGGAGCTGTGGTCACCACGGGCAGCACCCTCAGCGACCATCGCGCCCTGAAGAACATCGAGCGGGACTGCCGCCGTGCGCTGGCAGCAGTCTGACCCACCATCCTACCACACGCCCCCCGACAGGGGGGCAGTGCCGACAGTTATTTTATAACGTTATCGTTATGTCGGCGCGGCCGAGCGAAAAGTCATAGATACTATTAACCTACAAAACTTTGAAAACGCCCAAGTGTTTACACGCACAGAAAAAAAATTTTTCCCAAATAAAAATGACTCAAAAACCTCAAAGTCCTCTAAGTACTCGAACCACGCCAAGCGAAGAGTTTTCGTATATCTTCATGGTCCTCAGAGAACTTTGGAAGATGTTCACAGAGAACTTGACAAAGCCAAAGAAACCTGCTAAGATCGAGACAAATCAAAAGACAACATCATGAAAAAACTCAGTATTCTTGGAATGGCGTTGGCAACCCTTTCATTTCCTCTGAGCGCCTTTGCGACTGCCGCTCATTCACAAGCAATTTCTACGGAATGGTCAGACAAACCGATGGGTGCGACGTATTTTCTGAAAAACGGTACAAAAATTCATATTACTTCAGGACCAGGCATAAATGCCAGAATGAAAGAAGTTGAAGCATGGATCAAAGCTCAGGAAGGTTCGCAGGTTGCTCAGTATGCTCCCCCTGCTCAAGTGCAGTATCAACCACCGAGCTTCTTTCAAGGTTCGTCTGGAGCACCCGTCGTCGTTCCACCGACTGTGATCAACACTCAACCCAACAGGTGTCGTCAAAAGCGCATTAATCTTCTGCTGTTTTTTGACGTTGAATCGTCGGATTGTTGATGGAACAAGTAACGCATATACTTGTTGATCAAAGCACTTATAGTATTATTGTGTGTGGTAATAGGGGATCTCAACGAATATTGAGATTCCACCACGTTACATTTTACAATGTTTTAGATTATTGTGCGACTAAACTAAGACGAGAACATATATTATACATTGGTTGATATATAATGAAGTTGTAAAAAGATTATGACCCCACACACTTACGAAACAACCGTAGAATATAACGAAGATTTTGATGAATATTATCTTACGTTACCTGATGAACTGACTGATTTAATTGGTTGGGAAGAAGGTGATGTAGTAGAATGGAAAATCAATAAAGATGGTTCAGTACTTTTAGAAAAAGTAGACGAATTTTTTGACGAAAGCGAAGAAAATGATTGAAGACAAGACCATACAATACAAAATTGTAGACAAACAAGGCAAGGTTGTTGAAGACGTATCATTCAATGACTATGAAAAACTGGCAGATCACATGCTTGGTCTGGCAGAAAAGTGGTACAATGGACTGTATGATGCTGATGATACGTTAGAGATTTCTACATTTGATAAAACTGGAGAGTTAATTTACTCAGATACAGCAACATTTGGAGAAACGATGAATGACGAATCAAGTTTGGAGGACGAGCTTAAGCAACTTGCTGAGATCCAACACCAACCAGCAGGGCAAGGATTTGGAGGAAACACTTCGAAATCTGGAAAAAAGACTAAAAAACGTTGAAAATCGTCTTGCACAAATTCCACAACCCTTTGTAATTCTATACAGACCACCGAATCAGGATTATGTAAAGCTTAACGAAGCTTTGGATTCTTTGTTTGATCGTCTAAATATTGTAGAAGAACAGTTAAAGCAGTGCCAGGAATCGCAAGACAAAACGATACAGTGACAACTGGGCACGGATGTGACACCACCACAACGATCGCCCAGGGGTCTGGGAATGTTTTGATCAATGGCAGGGGTGCTGCTTATCAAAATGCACAGCTTTCGGGGCATACAATTCCATCAGGAGCAGTGCCTCCCTGCATTCCGCACTCAGCGCAAGTCAATGCAGGTTATGGAAGGGTGCTTGTCAACGGCAGACCAATTGCAAGAATTGGCGATTCTGCGGATCTTGGGCAAATTACCACTGGATCTGGAGATGTCTTGACAAGCGGGTAAAAATATTGTATACTATTGAAGTTATTGAGGTAACGAATGGCAAAATCACCAAGTTTTAACAAGTCAAGTTATGTCCCTGGCAAACCTAAATGCACTCGTCAAGGTCGCAGTAAAAATACAAACCTTGCTGCATCCTCACGTAATGGACGCAAAAAGCGTTATCGTGGGCAGGGAAGGTAAAAAATATTGAAACTAACGCCATTTTTGGCGTTTTTTTATGTTTTGACGGGATAGCAACCCCGTAAAAAGTTCTGTTTTCACTCAAATAAGGAGAAAAACAGATGGCTATGCATCCAAATCCAGATAGAGACACAAAATATATGCAAGAAACGTGGGGAACTACACGTTTAATCACCGATTATATGCCTCAGAAGGGAGGAACTCCGTCAAAAACAAGAAAAAATGATCCTCCAGAAAATAGAATGTCGAAAATGTGTGGCGGCAAGGAAGGATTTGATGATTATGTCGAGTGGTGGGTATAAATAATAGAAAATAGTATATTTCTATGCCTGTAAGTAGGTCGTTTAAAGATCTTAGCATCACTTTTGATAAGCATCCGATCACCAACGACCTCATGGTGGTCAAGGATTTTGTCGCAATTAAAAAATCAGTACAAAATTTATTGACCACCTTTCCAGGAGAAAGATTTTTTAACCCAAATATTGGTAGTAAAATAACAAAATTGTTGTTTGAACCAATAGATTACATCACCGCAACCACAGTTCGTGAAGAAATTCAATACACAATTGAAGCTTTTGAACCAAGAGTAAGATTAAATAAAGTTGATGTAGTTCCAAATTTTGAAGATGATGGGTATGACATTACAATTGATTATTCTGTAGTTGGTTTGGAAGAAAAAACAGATACAATCAACCTCTTTTTAGAGAGAACTAGAGGATAATGGCATACAATCAATTAACAAATTTAGACTATTTTGATATAAGAAATGCTCTCAGAGACTATCTAAGAGCAAATTCAGAGTTTAGTGACTACGATTTTGAAGGATCTACGCTTGGTATGCTACTTGATGTGTTAGCATACAACACGTATTATACCTCTTTTAATGCGAATATGCTTGTCAATGAGTCATTTCTTGACTCAGCAACCCTTCGTGACAACGTAGTATCGCTTGCAAAGCAACTTGGATACACTCCACGTTCTGCTGTAGCATCAGCAACAGCGGTAAATTTGAATGTAACATTGTTCGGCAACACTTTACCACAGTCAGTTTTCCTAAAACGTGGTAATGCATTCTTAACATTGGTAGATGAAGTACTGTATCAGTACGTTTTGCTTGATGATGTACAAGCTTCAGTTCTACCAGATAACACAGTAAATTTTGAAAATGTGAAAATATACGAAGGAACGTATATTTCCAACAGATACACTGTTCCTGCTTATACAGGGTCATACAGCGTGGTCTTACAGAACGCTAACATCGATACTTCATCCATTCGTATTAACGTTTACGAAAACTCAAACTCTTCTTCTTTCGAAAAGTTTGTGCAGTCTGATAATATTTTAAATGTTGGCGCTACCTCTCCAACTTATTTTGTAACAGAAATTGAAGACGAGAATTATAAAATTACTTTTGGTGATGGTATATTTGGCAAAAAGTTATTGACAGGGCAGGTAATAGAAATTAGTTATCTAACAACTAATGCATCTGTAACCAATGGAGCTTCGGTTTTTACATACAACGGTATAATTACTGATGTTGCTGGGGGATCTACTTTTTCGGTTACAGTCAATAGTGTAACTTCTTTGACAAAATCATTTGGCGGTGAGTCTATTGAAAGCATCGAAAGTATCAAAAGAAATGCACCAGCATCGTTTGGAGCTCAAAACCGTGCTGTGACCTCTTTAGATTACGAAGCTATTATTCGTCGTATCTATCCAGCAACTGCAGATGTTATTTCTTACGGTGGCGAAGAAGAAAATCCACCAGAATATGGAAAAGTAAAAATTTCTATCAAACCAAGGAATCTAAGTTTCCTTTCATCATACACAAAATCTCTGATTATACAAGAACTCAAAAAATATTCAGTTGGTGCTATTACACCTGAGATTGTAGATCCTTCCATTATTTTTGTTGAGTTAATTTCCAGAGTATTCTACGATCAGTCTCAGACTAATTTAACAAGCGATCAGATTAAACAAAAAGTGATTTCCAATTTAACAAATTACATTGCATTATCTGATACAGAAAAATTTGGCGGTAAGTTTAGATACAGTAAATCAATCAGTACGATTGATGCATCAGATCGATCCATTCGATCAAACTTAACTGATATCAGAATGAGAAAGGATTTTTATCCATCCTTAAATAATAATGCTTACTACGAATTTTGTTTCAATAATCCTTTTGATGATGATATTGATGTACAGACATTAGTTTCTACGGGATTTGTTGTGCAACAATACCCCAATTATATTGTTTATATTGAAGATAGAGACAGCAAAGTTGTCCTGTATCGATTAGATCCACAAACTGGGGATAAAATTATATTAAATGGAGAACAAGGAGAAATTGATTATGCAAAAGGTGACGTAAGATTATACAACTTAAATATTGTAAAAGGTTCTTTCTCCGACAACAAAATAGAAATTAGATTGAAACCACTTTATAACGATATTATTGCTAAGCGTCAAGTTTATCTTGATGTAGACATTGAAAAAAGTTCATTTACTTTAATTCAAGAATAGAAATAAATGGCAACTAAAGTAAAAGGTTTATCCGCTCTTATTGACGGTCAGTTACCAGATTTTATCTCATCTGAGTATCCTAAGTTTTCTGCATTCATGCAGAAATACTATGAGCAGCTTGAATTGCCAGGTCAACCTGTTGATTTAATAACTAATTTAACAAAATATCGTGATGTTGACACGTATACACATACGTTATTAAAACAACAGACTATTCTAACACAAAATATATCAGGAAGTTCCACAACAATTAATGTTGAAGACACATCTTCTTTTCCAGAAGTAAATGGTTATATTCTAATTGATGATGAGGTCATTTTTTACAAAACAAAAACATCCACTTCATTCTTAGATTGTTATCGCAACGTTAGCTCAACAACAAAACTTGGCGATTTATACAATTCAATTGAATTTAAAAGTGTTCTGAATGATCAATCAGGTGTTGGTGTTTCACACCTGAATGGATATCCAGTATTAAATATCAGTCATTTATTTTTATATTCTCTGATTAAGAATTTTGAATCAGAGTATCTTTCGTCTTTTCCTGAAAATGCATTAAAAACATCAGCAGATAAAAGTCTGCTAATAAAAAATATTAAGAAGTTTTATGCATCAAAAGGAACTGAATCTTCAATTAAATTTCTATTCAATACTTTAGTTCCCAGTGACGGTCCTAATGATCCTACTGTTTACTATCCAAAAGATTCTACTTATAAAGCATCAAGCGGTGATTGGGTACACAATTATTCTTTAAAGGCAAAAATATTAGGAACTGTTGGAGATATTCGTTATTTAATTGGCGGGAAAATAACTCAACAACAAGATCAGAATGATCCTGCGGTTGGATATGCATCAGCAGTAATTGATAATATAATTCCTATTGGAGAAGGGTATTATGAAATAGTTTTAGCTGAACAGAGCATAGTAGGGCAATTTTCAGTAATTTCGGAAACTTATCTAACCACAAATCTTCTTTCAAATCAATCGACTAATAAGAAGATTAATGTTTACTCAACCACTGGTTGGAGAACAACGACAGGAACTCTAATTGTAGGCACCGAAGAAATAAGCTACAAGTCAAAAACTGTAAATCAATTTGTTATTGATAGTAGAGGCGCTGTGCCTGGCACGTATTCCGTCAATACTCCTGTTTATAAGAAATCAAATGTGAATTTGAATTATATTGACGAAAATAATCAATCTCAAAATAAATCTATTTTGGTACTTGGAATATTATACAATTTAAATCAAAATATTCCAACCCCCTATTCAATACCAGGGGATACTTTACAAATAAATCCTTCTGGATTTGATACTAAAAATCCAATCATATTTGACAAAATTTCCAACTCTATTCGTTGGAGATTAAACGAAACTAATGTTTTTTCATCTATTACATCATTATCGGATGTATTAGTTAATGTTTCTGCAATTTACGAAGATGATCAATATTATTATATCGCATCTTCTGGATATCCAAATCACCCAATTGGTAAAAATAATTGGAGTATAACTCTTCAAGATCAAAAGAACTTAAAATTAATTAGAAAATACCCAACCAGAACTACAGAAATTTACGAGACTTCTGCAAAAGACATTGGTGTTCTTATAAATGGCGTTCCTGTCAGAGGAGTTAAAGATGAAGAAAAAATTACCTTTGGAGAAATCACAAAATTTATTGTAACCAACAAAGGAACTGGTTATTTAAATCCACCAAAAGTGCTGGTTATTGACACTGCTGGGGTGAGTGGAGTAGCAGAAGGAAAAGCGGTGCTATCTGGCGATGTCGTAGATAGAATTGATGTGGTTGATGGTGGTGCTGGATTTTTCCCTCCTGTTCCAACAATTGTAATCACTTCTGGAAGAAATGCTACTGCAGAACCTGTAATAACTAATGGAAGAGTAACAAGTATAAAAGTAACAAATCCTGGAGAATACTATACAACTCCGCCTAAGGTAATTATTACCGATTCTTCTGGAAAAGGAAGATTTGCTAATTTCACATCCGTTATTTCCGATGATGGAAAATTAATTGGTTTCGTAAAAAATGAGGAAGGCAAATTTTACGATCCAACAACAACTACTGTAACTATTCAAGCTATTGGTTCTGGCGCTCAAGCAGTATCTGATGTCAGAACATGGACAAAAAATAGATTTGAAAAATTGAAATCAAACTTAGATGATAGTTATGGACATTATTTTGTAAATAATAATCTTTCTTTGGGTAATGGATATAATTATCTTGCAAATCCAAAACAATTAAGAGTTCAAATTGGAGATAATTTAGATAATGTTGGAAATGTTCCTGTTAATTTAGTTCACTCTCCTATTTTGGGATTTGCATATGACGGCAATCCCATATATGGACCATATGGGTATCAAAATCCAGGAAATGCATCTTCTCCTATTGTTAGAATGCTTTCTAGCTATAAATTGAGAGTTTCCAGACCAGGAGGACCATCAACTACTTCATATTCATTAGGATCATTCATAGAAGATTACGAGTATATTCACAGATTTGGTAGTTTGGATGAAAATAATGGAAGATTCTGTGTTACTCCAGACTATCCAGAAGGAACTTATGCATATTTTATTACAATTGATTCTAATAATATTCCAACTTACCCATATGTCTTAGGAAAAAATTATTATTCAATCCCAGTAGATTCAAACTACAATAAAACAATATCGCAAGATGACATACCTATCAATGTTTCCAGATTAAGAACTTCAAGGACAAAAAATAACGGTGACGGTATTGTTGCGTTTATCGAAGATACAAAATCTGGTTCTATTTCAGATATTAATGTACTTTCTTCTCATAATAGTTTTTCTGTGGATGGTGTTGTTAATATTGATTACTCTGGAACAGGTGGATCTGATGTTTTAGCTAAAGTTTCGAGTGTAAAAGGAAAATCGGTCAATTCTTTGTTATCCTCGTTCGGCATTTATAAGTTTTTTGATTATTTTAATGCAACTATTAATTCCGTACTGATTTCTTCAGGAATCACGAACTATCCAGTAAATGTTAGTTCTTTAGGATTCTCAACAACAATTGATGCCAGAGTGATCTCTGATTATACTCTTAATACTACTGATGTTTTGATGAGAGATAATTCAATTATTATTTTATTACCTCCTTCTCTCGACAAATGCGTTAAACTGACAACTGAATCCCCATGTTATTTGTACGATGGAGATATTATAACGCAAGCTGGTTCATCTACGACAGGCAGGGTTG